TTTTTGAAGAATATTCAATTTGTCGCCCCCGCTAAATCTTTTTTATTATTCTAGCAATTTTGCAAATTAAAATTCAACAAGATTTTTTTATCGAAAACTGTTAGAATCATCGTATGAACATTCTTCACGAAGGCCTGTTACGGCTCGGTTTTGATAAGAACGAGTTTTTTGGAATCAAGATTCTTCCGCTTGAAGAGCTTGAATCCAAAATGGAACAATATATAGCCATTTTGCAAGAATACAACGCAAAATTCGACTTGATTAATGCTGATGAGCACGATGAGATTGCCGTCAAGCACATTCTGGACAGTCTTTCAGCTCTTCCAAAAATCTGCGTGTAATTTATAACAAACAGTGACACAGAAATTACAATAAAAACTGATGTATTTACAGAAATAAAAATAGGCAGGAAACATAAATGTTTTAATTTTGTTTCACTGCCTTGTTTTATTTTAAATACTTGTTGATGAATCCGGTTCCGGGACTGTGTTTTCGTCCTCAAGCGTTGATGTTTATGCTTCGTTTTGCTCCTGATTATGGTCATTTTCGGAGCTTTTATTTGAAGTTGATTCAGCACAAGCCCAGATTGTTTCACCTGCAATTTCTTTGAGAAATTTTAGGTGTTGACGTTCTTCTTTGATTATATCACGGATAATTGGAGCGTGATTTTCACCTGCTAATTCAGCAAGTTTTTCGTAGTGCTCAATTCCCTCTGACTCGTCCTTTATAGCGGCTTCCAGAAGTGTTTGAAAATCCATTTTAAGCCCCCGTTGTTACGGTATTTGCATTGATGTAGCTGGAGATCTTATCAATGTCTGTGGCGTTGAGTCTGATTTCATCTCCATCTGGAAGAAGAAGCGGAATCTTAGGCAATTTGAGCGGAAGACTTCCGGTTTCTGTCATTGTGTCCTTCAGCATCTGTGTTAAAGGAGCAATGTCATAGCCTCCGTTTTCTGATGGAATCACTGATTTTATGAGAGAATTTTCCATCACAGAAACAACGATTTCCGGGTGTTTTTTCAGTGCATTTTTGGCGAGCGAAACGATGAATTTTGATGTTCCGTTACCAGATGCAGCGGACATATCCGACTCGATAAATTTGACAATTCCGTTTACGATTTGATTTCTTGTAACCATAGTTTTTCCTCCTGAAAATGGCGGGCACACCCGTCGATATACCCGCCAGAAATCATTTTTTACGAGCCTGAACCTGTAGAAGCTGCCGCTGTTTTTTCAACGGTTGTTGCTGTGAGTGGCTCTGGAACAATCGCTGAAATCGGAACCATGAACTTCGTGATAGAAGCCAGCTGATTCTGCATTGTCTGGATGTTTGCACCCTGAACTGCATTCCATGCCGTCTGCTGAGCGAACTGCATCTGAACTCCGGCCATCGCACGGTCTGTGTACTGCTGAGCTTTGAGCATCGCAATTTCGTTGTCCTTGCGGTTGTTTTCCTGAATCAAGCCCATTTCGTAGCGAGTTACAGGGCGATCTCCTTCTGGCAGATTTGCCGGATTCTGATGACCAAGACCGAGAATTGCACCGATACCACCTGCGCTTGCAATTCCTCCAAGCGCAGTGCCGATGATGCCAGTTGTGAGTGCGGCGTTCGCCTTAGCATTACTTGCGTATTCCATTTCTTTTACCTCCTTGAAATGAATTGAGGAGATTCTAAATCAAAAACGGAAAGCACTTTTACCGAAAATAACCCAAGTTTTTACCAACTTTTAACATCTTGCTACGGATAAGACGAAGTTCTTTGCTGACTTCAGATTCTGATATAAAAAGCGTGTCCGCCGTGAATCCTCGCCCCTGTTTTTTGATGTAAAACATTTCAAAAATTCTTTTTTGCCTTTCTGTCAAAATCATATTTTCCAGAAGTTTGTCGATGTCAGATTTTGTAGAAAAACGAAAAAATTTGTTGATTTCTAAGACTGTCGCAGACACAAACGCCCCCGGAAGTTACAGGAATATCATAGGACTCGAAGGCATCTTGAAGCCTTTTTCTGTTGGTCAATTTCCGTTTTTTGCGAACCATTGCCTTTCAAGAACAGTCGGATGTCCGTGTTTTTTGGGCTTTTCACTAAGGGGCTTCGGCAGTTTGTCGTTCAGATGTTCTTTCACAAAACGGTTCAGCGTGCACCAAGTGACACCGCATTCACGGGCTATAGAAAGTTTGCTCCGACCGTCTTTCAGCCACCGTTTTATTTTGTATCTGTACGGAGTCAGCTTGTAATGATGTGGCCTTTGCCCTGGCAATCGACCGATTTGTTTTCCGGCTTTTCTTGCTCGCTCCAAGCCCTGCTTTGTTCTTTCTGACAATAAGGTTCTCTCGATTTCTGCGGAAAGCCCGAAAGCGAACGCAAGCACCTTTGACTGAATATTGTCGCCCAGCTCGTACCCCTCTTTGATTGCGATGACACGCACTTTCTTATCCAGAAGCTCTTGCAAAACATCAAGAATCATCATCAGAGAACGACCGAGCCGTGAAAGCTCAGTCACTATTATCGTGTCGTTCTCCTGAATCTGCTCAATCAATTTCCCCAGCTTGCGCTTCTCCGGCTTTTTTGTTCCTGAGATTGTTTCAGAAATCCACTGGATGTGATGAAGCCGTCGGTAGCGGCAAAAATTCCTGATAGCAAGTTTTTGATTCTCTACTGTCTGGGTGTCGGTCGAGACACGAATGTATCCGTAAATCATAATTTTTCCTCCAAGGGGATTATGGCAGATAGAGATGTGATTTTGAATGAACGGATTGATTATCAATTATGGGTATCACGCAGAGAACGGGGCAAGCGGAAGAAATATAGTCTTAAGCGGCTTTACAGAAACTCCGTGTATACTGGTAACTCAACTCTTTAACGGGACTGCTACAAACGAAGAGGTTGTTGTAAAAACAGCTAGTAAAACTTCTTTTTATTATGACTCCCGCAATAACAGAAATATTTTCTGGTTTGCCATAGGTACCTGAACGGATTGTTGATTCAATGGGGAAGAATACCTGCTCCAAGAGGTAAAACCCTAGTCAAGCTAATCTCTTATACTTCAAACACAAGTTATTCACTACAAGTATCTGGAAATTCATCAAACTGTGCTTACTTCTATGATGTATGTGCTGACAGTTTTAAGACCAATATTGAAGTTTTTGATAATGAAATAAAGTGGTTCACTTTCGGATATTAATAGCCGAACGGATTGCTGATTCAATGGGGATTCATTCGGTCAGGTTCTGGAATAGTACAACTTTCTGCAAGTTACACTCAATCTTACATAGTTGTTCAAGGTTTTGATTATTACAATAATAATGTGACAAAGGTTTGGAGCTATGATAATTCACATATTATAACAGAAGGAGGACCTCCTTGTGTTGTAGTTTTATCATGGCTCACCATAGGTTACTAGTCGAACGGATTGTTGATACAGTGGGGAAAGCACTCTGTTAGTGACTACAATAAAGCGACTTATACAGCTCAAAATGTCCCATTCCATGTAGCATACACCTATCCCCCACATATTACCTTTATACCCGAAGCGAGTGTCTCTGAAGCTTCTAATGCAAGTTTAGGCGCTGTTGGCGAAGGTGATTTTATATACTATGCTAATTTTTATCGTGCACTTTACTGGTTTGCTATCGGGTATTAGTCGAACGGATTGTTGATACAGTGGAGTAGGTTCACTAATCCAGCAGGTCAAAATATACCATTTCCAATCTCTTTTACCGATTATAATAGTATCATGATGACTTGCTCATTTTCAGGTCATCATCTAGAGTTTTTATACTACAGCGATTTTCCTCATGTTGTAGATGCTTCTCATTGGACTACATTTCATAGTAGAGAGGCAAATAAAGGATATTATATAGCCATAGGATATTAATACCCAATCGCAAACCAATAAATCGCCCTATAATAATTAGCATAGTATGCAAACGTACCTAGACTGACATCCCATAAACTCGCATTAGAAGACTCATTGACGTTTGCTTCGGGTATAAAAGTAATACATGGGAGAGCGGTGAAGTTTATATAGAATTGGATAGTCCCAGATGTATAAGTCGCTTTATTGTAGTCACTAACAGAGTGCTTTCCCCACTGTATTAATAATCCGTTCAGGTACCTATGGCAAACCAGAAAATATTTCTGTTATTGCGGGAGTCATAATAAAAAGAAGTTTTACTAGCTGTTTTTACAACAACCTCTTCGTTTGTAGCAGTCCCGTTAAAGAGTTGAGTTACCAGTATACACGGAGTTTCTGTAAAGCCGCTTAAGACTATATTTCTTCCGCTTGCCCCGTTATCTGCGTGATACCCATAATTGATAATCAATCCGTTCGCATATTTTATATACCCATTGTTTGTGCCGAAAGCATATTCTTTAACGCCATCAAGCCTTGCATACTGACTGCCGTTTTTACAGAAAACATTCTTTGGAAGAATAAGCGCATCACAACCAGAGCCTGTGATACTTGACTGACCACTGAGGTAGAAGTTTGTTTGATACCGTATAAGATTCATGATGTTCAAACTATAGTCGTGGTCAAAGACTGTGCCATTACCGAGATGCAGGTCAGAAGGTTGTAAATTATTTCCTATAAGAACGCTATCACTACAATGAGAGCTGGCTGTATTCCAGCTTACATTGTTGCCTATTATTATGTTCCCACTCGATAATTCAACAGAACTTCCATTATTCGACAAGGAAATATCATTTCCAAGTAATATATTTTTTTCTGAGTTTGCCTTTGATACAGTATTTAAGTTACCAATAAAAATATTCTTCTGCCCTGTGGTAAGCGCAGCACCGGCACTAAGACCTAAGCCTATATTGTACGAGCCAGTCGTTAAACCTATTAAGCTGTTTGTGCCTATTCCAATGTTGTAGGCTCCTGTTGTTAGCACACCTAACGCAGAAGAGCCCAGTCCTACATTCTCATGTCCTGTAGTTGATTTTGTTAGAGCTTTGTAACCCACAGCGACATTAAATGCATTACCATTGGTATTTGATGCCGCTAACGCCTCATAGCCTATTGCTACATTAAGACTGGTATTAGATGCATTCTTCATCGCCTTTGTGCCGATAGCGACATTGCTGGCTCCTGTTACATTCTCACCTGCGCTTGTTCCAATGAAAACGCTTTCAGACGATGATACGGCGCTCTTTCCTGCGTCGGTTCCGATATAGACTCCGTTATAAGCGTCAGATGTGAGTCTCGCCTTAAGTACTCCGTTCGCACCAATCCAGAAACCGTCTGCAGCGATGTTATTTATAGTTCCGTCTGCATTATATCGGTTTCCGCCATAAATTACGCCGCCATTCCCGATGGTTATCTGCTGGGTGAAGAGCTGATTGATGAACGCTGTCCGCGCGGCGAGCTGCTGCGCAAACACCTTGGCAAACGCCCCGACACTAGTGCTGTCCGTCGTATAGGTATCAACAAGGGTCATCATGTCGTTCATCGCGGCCGCAAGGTGGCTGGTGTCCGTGTCTTTCGCCCAGGTGGTTCCGTTCCATACATAGACGTTGCCGGCGGTCACGGCGACGCTGTTCACGGTGAAGTCTGCCGTCGCAAGGAACCAGTCCCAGTTGCTTGTCGCTGTATATGCGGTGAATGCGGCTGTCTTCTTGCCGATGTACTTTCCCGCCGCCCTGAGTTTCGCCGTTCCTGCGTTCTCATACTCCATGTCACGAACGACTGTGTCCCATGAACTGCTCTGATATGTTCCGGCTGAATTATAGGTTTCTGTCTGCGTGCATGTGTAGTAATATTTTCCGACAGAATATCCTGTATACTTTCCCTGGGTCCATGTAGTGGTCGTGGCGGCTCCGGTGGCCGTGATGCGGGTTGTCGGCTTTGCCGGGGCTGTCGTTGATGTACTGACATAGTAGAGCGGGATGCGTTTTGTGTAGTCGCCGGTAGAACCAGTAGCTCCTTTCTCTCCCAAAGCACCGAAAGAGACATCCTGGATGGACTTGTTATAAGTATAGAAACTGGAATCTGCATAAAGCAGTGTTCCCTCAGCTCTTGCGACACTCCTCAGAAGAGTTGTGCCCTTGTAATAATTTACTTTCGTTCCGTCAAATTCAATCCTGAAAACATCTGATGTCGTATATGAGCCAGAAGCGCTTGCTACAGTTGTATTAGATTCTCGAATATCATAAGTTCCGTCAGTTTTAAAAAAAATTGCATAGTCAAGAGAAGTCCAGTTTGCATTTGCTGCCGGGTCAGAGTTAAGTCCGACCATAATTGCACCGTTAGTCTGAGTTACCTTCCATGAGATGAAGCAGCGTTTGAATCCCTCTTTTGAGTAGAATTGAGAATCCCAGTTCGCTGTGTTTGTGCTCTTTGTAAACTTGTTTCTGCTGCGTGTCACGCTTGTAAGCATTGGACTCCATGTGTCAGTTCCGTTGCCGCCTTGTGCACCAGTTGCACCGTGGGTAGACATTAAAGCAACAGGTGTTACAGTATAAGTTCCGTCATCAAATTCTATTCTTTCACAGTTCCATAGATATTTATTTGCGGTTGTTGTTGTCGGACAAACTGTTCCCCAGACAGAAGTTGAGCCTGTAGCAGAAGCAGTCCAAACAGAATCTGTTGCTGCAGGAGCTTCCGGTTTTGTCGTATTAGTTGTTAGTTTATATACATTTGTAATTGAAGTTATACCCCTGCCATCAGCTCCGTCTTCTTGGTAAGTGAGACATATATGAGGTGTCTTGTATTCATAAGTTGTACTAACACCATCGGTCAGAGTTATTCGTTCTGCATTCAACAGATAAGGTTTAGCTGCTGTTGGAACTAATGATGATGGACTTGTACTCCACGAATTTACGGTACTGCTGTCAAATGTTTCAGTTGTGCTGGCCGAAAGTTTGTAATATTCGGCAACAGTAGAAATTCCTTTACCCCTTACAAAAACACCTCTTGGAGTAGGCCTGGTATTTGCAGAAGGCGTTACAGTTTGTGATGATATGGTTGTTGCTTCTGCCCTTATAGTCCAGGTAACATTATATGTTGCTTCAACATAATATTTAGCTCCTCCTCGTAACCATATAACAGGAGTAGAAGAATTTGACATTTGAGTATAACTTACTGGTGACTGATCTGCACAACCTGTAACAGCTTTTGTAAATGCAAAGGTATCAGAAAAAATAGTACATTGATTAGAGTTTATCCATCCCCATGCGATTCCGACATCTTCTACGCAGAACTCTACTCCTATTTTTCCTGTATTATGAGATGACCACGGAATATTAGTCTGACCATCTCCTCTGACAGAAACTTGAAACTTCTGTGGATTTTTTGGCATAGCCGTTCCTGTTACAGGATACCATGTATTAGTGTCATAAGTAGCTGCTGTTAAATCAAGCCACCCTGCAGACTGCCATTGCCCGGATACTTGTTTTGATAAAGTGAGACTGAAAGTGTAAGCAACACCGTTTGCTGTCACAGTAAGAGTAATAATTACTGTATTATAAGCAGCTGTTGTGCCTCCGAGGCTTGCACCAGCAGCAACTTTCAATACAAGACTTCCGTCTGCACTTGTTGTGGCAGCAGTATTAGATGTAACGGTAACACCGCTTGGCAATGTTGAAGTTGCTATGGTTGCAGCTTTTCTAGATGTTCCCTGAAAAGCGTTAAATTTGATTGTAATGCTTTTTTCTGATGTAACAGTTTTTTCTGCCCCACAGGCTAGTGTTAGAGACGGTTCAGAACAAGTAACTGTCCAAGGTGAAGTTCCATTTGTGCCATTGGTTCCTGCGTATCCTACAGAATATGAAGTCGTGCTGGTTCCATCTGAATATGTGACTTCGGTTTTAGTCCAGAGATACTGTCCTTCTGTAACTGAAGGAACTGTATCACTCCACGTTCCAGTTGGAGCTGTTGTCCCGCTCGTCCCTGCCTGATACTTTACCGACTTTGATGTAATCGTGACGCTTGTTCCGTCGTCACCATCCTCACCCTCAGCCTTGCTCCAGATAATCCCGCTTTTTGCCTTTGCAGTATCGAATGTCGCGGCATCTGCCTGTGTCGTGTCAGTGTAGATTCCGACATACTTGCGGGATTCAGTCGTTGAGTAATTCGAGCCAGAAGATGTGTCATCGCAGTAGACAAAGTGCATGTAATATTGAGTTGCATTTGTACCGTTAGTTCCATTGGTTCCGTCTGTTCCAGGTGCTGCAAGAACTGTCCAGTATGTTGTGTTTGTCGGAAGAATTGAGCTTGATGCAGTGTGAGCTTTCTTGCAGACATAGCTTGTCTTGTTTGTGGCGTAGTAGACTACTTCCATCACCTTGTAAGCTGTACCGCTTGCCCAGTTGCCTTTGCTTGTAAGGCTTGTTCCGTTGGCTCCTGGGTCTCCCTTCTCGCCCTTTTCTCCGACAATGCGCATGGCATCGCTCCATGCCGTGCCGTTGTCGGTGGATTGTCGCATGTAGATGTCGCCATCAGTGAATGTTGCGTGCCAGTTGCTTGTGCCGTTAACCGAATACTGAACTTTTATTCCCGTTCCACTCTCTCCGTCTGTTCCGTCTTTCCCGCTGAGTGCTATGATTTTATATGCTGCGTCGATTGCCATATTATTCTCCTGAAATTTAGCTTATCCATTTTGTTGCCATATAGAGGCATTTTCCGTCTGGAATTGCAGGCGGTGCATCGTACCATGTCAGTCCCCTTGCCTGTTGGTCAGTAAGGTCGAAGTCACCGACAGCAAACTGATAGTCCTGATAGCCTCCGTCTTTACCCGCCGGCCCTACAATGCGGATTGGCTCTGACCAGGTGGCCCGTCCGTCCGTTGACTGTCGCATGTACAGGTCGCCAGAGGTGAAGGTGTCGTGCCATTGCGTCTCGCCGTCATCACTGTACTGGTAGATTGGCGGACCTATGTACAAAGGAGCACCCCATGCGCCATCGTAAATATTCGGGGCGGTCTTGCTTGATACCCAATAGCTTTCGTCGGTACGGAGCAAATGCCAGCCGCCATTGGTTCCGTCACCTGTCGCAGGTTCCGGGGCTGTGTCGCCGTCGTGGTAGGTGAAGTATGTTTTCCATGTCTCCGTGACAAATCCTGCGTCAATGTTTCCGCCGACTTCGGAAATCTTGCTCTCGAAAGCCGGAAGCACGAAGCCTTCCTCATCAACGCCGAAAATCTCCGGGGAATATTCCACGCATGTCAGGTCGGCCGAAAGGTTCTCACCGCACTGAATGTCGGTGACAATCAAATCTATTGCATCCTCTAGTTTCGCCCCCTCGACCTCGCCGAAAGTGAACAAGTCTCCCTCATCGGGCGTTGTGTCAGAGACAGCTTCAGGATTCAGCAGTGCCACAGTCTTCGAGCTGGTGCCTTCGTTTGCGAGGTAGAAGATTATGCAAACGCCGTTCTGCTTTCTGACACGCATACCGTAGCTTTTTCCGCTCTCCATCGGGATTTCCTCATCGCACTCGAAACCGATAAGCTGATCCTGGTCATTCAAAAGGACTGAGGCAATTCTTCCCTGAGTGATTCCGGCAAGGGCGATGTCACCCGCATACTTAATCCAGTCACCTTTCTGACACATAAGGTACTCGAAGTCTGCGCTGAACCTGTGGATAATCGCACGGTGATTCGTGACGGCGTAGTTGTACATTCCGAGCTTGCGTGCCTGCGTGTTGTCGGTCACGCCCCAGAGGCTGACTTCCTGAATGATGTCAGGAGCGCCACCATACTCACCGCTCGGGGTGTTGTAGATTCTTATCTGGTTTTCGGCATATCCGGCATCCTTGTCAACGATGTTGAGGTTCATTGCGTCTGGGACCGAGGCAAGAAGAATGTCCTCCGAGTAATCATGTGAATTCCGTGGCGTGAAGAGCTGTGTGAATGATTCCCGCTCTATGTCCTGAATGACAGTGACCTTTCCGTTCATGCGGAATATCTCGGCACGGCATGTCGATGCGATTGACGAGAGGAGCGTGCTTATCGGCATTGACTCCGTGATGTAGGCGTTGCACTCGTAGTTATGATTCTCGCACCACTGATATAGCTTCTCGAATAACGGCCAGTCGATTTCAGAATCAGGGAGTTTCTGCTGTGCGAATCCGCCCTGCATGGCATAGATTGCCGCCGAAGCCGGATTTGACGAGAGCGCATAGCTCCATGCAGAAGCCCCGCTTCCGTTCCCTGAGTACACGGGGAGCCTTGACTGTGCAATGAAGTTGAGCCTATCAACGACATTGTTGAGCTTTTCCGATGCCTTGATTTTCAGTTCGATTAGCGTAAGTTGAGTCGCTCGTTCAGCGCTTACCGGAGCCATGTTTTTTGCGGCTCGGATTGAGCCGACATAGACATCATCGATTACTTTTGTGTCTGTGCTGTCAGCTGACACACGGGAGATTTTCACTGTGTAGGAGAACTTTTCATTAAGACCTGTTTTTGTTATCGAATAGCGTTTTGTTTTAAGTTCTGCCCCTGAAATATCATAATTGATTGGTGTTGTGAGGATTTCGGTGTACGAAACTGTAAACCATACTGCGTATCCAGAGGAAATATCGTCGTTTCCTTCTTCATCCTTTACACGAGTAATATCTAATTCGTATTTTTCCCTGTCATATATATTTACAGAGAATTTTTCTCCATCAACATATTCCCATAGCCCGGACTGATTCCATAGAGTCTCATTGGTTACCGGCTCGGAGCCTTCAATGAACGCAATGAAGTTCTGACTATGAGTTTGGGTAAATGTTTCTCCCCCTTCAGGTGTTTTAAAATATCCAAGAGATTGATATGCCGAATCGTCTTCATCAGACTTCTTGTACCAAGCATCAACTCGGACGGATGCAGTCCCAACACTTCCATTGTCATTGTATTTTCCGAGGCCGTTGTAGAAAAAAATGTCAACATTGATTTCTTTTGCTCCCACAGGAAGTGTTCTTATTATCGAGCCGTCTTTGTCATCATCAACGGTGTGTTTCAGAATTGCGTTAATCTGCTCCTCATGCACGCACTTGTCATAAAGTACCGGCATATTTCCGCCCTGATGAATTCTCATGTCAATCAATTGGTCTTCACCCGAGAGAATCTTGCTGATGTCGGCGGTCTGTGAGTAGTCGGCAAGAAGTGTCTCATTGATTTTGATTGTACTTGTGTCTATGGTCAAATCTGACTGACCGACACAAAAAAGCTGATAAAGATAAGCAGAACCATTTTCAACCCATGTGTAATTCTTTGCGGCTAGGTCGGCATAAATCCGTCGTTTTCCAAGAAGACACGGTACGATTCCGAAAGGGCGACTCTGATTACGGCTTCCCTTGATAGACGGATCCTGCTCCGGGGTTTCCTGTTTTTTTCTGTTCGGTGTTATATCCGGGATTTCAGTGTTGTAAAGGACTATACCGCCCGCCAGTGCTCCAATTCCGGCCCCAATCAATGCTGCTCCGAGAACACCACCAACACCGGTCCAGCCAAGAGTGGCAATCGCTACAATTCCTCCTAGAATGGCAATGCCACCGCCGATTTTCATGCCTCCTCCGGCTTTCTTGTTGTCTCCCTCCGGCACGAGCTTGATATATACATGCTGGTTCTCTTCGGGCCTCCGCTCAAAGTCCATGACAATCTCGTCGTCAAAAAGCACACGCCAGCCTGTGTTGACGGCGTTGAGCGTATCAAGTTTTTTTATAATTTCTTTTACTGAGATTCCTGAATCGAATGTATATTCAGTTTTTTCGTTCGAGAACGGATTGAGACATGCTGTAACTCTTATCGACACGGTACCACTCCTCGACACATCCGGCGAGAGTTGGGGCTGAAAGCCTCTCAATCACCACGCCGACATTGTGCCTGGAGTGAATTATACAGCCGTCACCCGCATACAAGCCTACATGGCACAGCCTTCCGCCGAAGCGCATGAGTGCGACCGCCTTTTCTTCCGGTCCGCTGATTCTCTCGCCACAAAGGATAGGCACATTCTGCATGAAGAGCCTCTTTGTCTCTGCGATGTTGAGTGCGTTCGTGTAGTCGCCCAGGAGCATGGGAAGGTCAAATCCGTATTCGTTCGTGAGTATAAGACGCACAAGCCCGTAGCAGTCACAGCCGCTCATGTCACGCCCGCTTGTCACGAAGGGAATGCCCACATATTTTTTTGCCCACCCGTACATAAGCTCCTCCTACCAGAACATCCCGGGAAAGTCCTCGGGATTGTAAGTCAGCGCAGAGAATTTCCGGTCGTGCATGTATGAGTCGTAAAGCTCACCGGTAACGCTCTTAACATTCGCCTTGATGTTCCTGAGAATGAATCTGAGCGGTCCCTGAATGAAGTTGTCCGGCTCGCTCGCCATAATCACGCTGATTGTGCAGGAGATGTCTTTTTTCTCATTCCGGCTCTGGATGGCCGCTCTCTTTATTTCCCTGTAAATCGCTATGTCGGCGTTGTCGATTTGCAGCCGGCAGGTCTTGTTTCCGTCGCTTGTCTGGTCGGGAAGAAGAACCGTGAAGGCGCACGGAATGAAGAGCTCGCTGTTAGACATGATTTCCGTCTTGTCATCAACAACCCGCAGTATTGGCTCATCGTCATAGCAGATTGTCAGAAGGTTGAGGAGCACCTCAGCCGTCTCGGGTGAGGTCATCGCTTTCTTTGCGTTTGGTGATAAGTTTCCGCTAGGCATTCATCTTCTCCAGGTTCATCGTTATCCTCCAGTTTCCGTCAAGCGAGTCCTCGTCGTAGTCCTCCTTGAAGCGGAACTCCGCATATTCGAGCGTCTGCGGGTCTTTCATCACGAAACGAAGCGCACCGTGCCCCAGAACATTGTCGTAGAAGTCCGAGAGAAGCTGCCGTTGGCTTTCTGTGACCACGATGCTTCCCTTGAAATCCTTCGTGGCTATCGTGTAGCGCAGTCTTTGCTTTGCCGGTCCCGCATCCATCTCGGTTCGTACAACCGAGCTTTTCTTCTTGCCGTTGAGTCCGTTGAGCAGGAGAACCTGCGGGAGCGTTGACGGCCAAGTTATGCTTGTCATACCTAAACTCCTTGTGCCTTGATTCCGTAGCGTGATTTCAAAGCCCGGTCAGCCGAGCCGTCCGAAAGATGCTTGTTTATTATTGCGCCGATTGTTATCTCCAGCTTTCTTTTTCCGTCCTCGGTCGTTGATTCCGTTGCGCTCACTTCTTCGTTTCCGTAGTTGTTGATGACTACCGTGAGCGAGTAATCGCCGCCGATTCCGCTTGCGCTGACTCCGAGCGAGCCGTCAGCCCCGCGGGTGAGAGGCATTATCGCCTCGGGGCCGGCTTCTCCCATGAGCCCGGTTCCGAAACCGCTTCCTTTTGCGAACTTGAAGAAGGTCGGGCTTTGCACGATTGAGTTCGTGAAAGTCCCGCCCTTTGCAAATGCGCTGTAGTCGTCCGCCCCGTAAACTCCTCCAAGGGCGTTTGCCTTTGCGGATTCCTTTGCGGAGGACTGTTTTCCGTCAACATAGCCTGCGATTATCGCAGAGCTTCCCGCCGCCGCAATCAATCCCAAACCCAACGGCCACATCCCCGGTGTTGCGATGAGTTGTAATCCCGCCTGCAAGAAAAGCATCGGGAGCTGTTTTAGGATTTGCTGTGCCATGGCTGCGAGAGCGGCGGACATTGAATCGGCAGCGTCTTCTCCCTCGCCAAGCGCACGGCCGAACTCCTCGAAGCCGGTCATGGTGGCATCGAGGGAGATGTTGGAAAGCTTCAAAGACATGCTTGCGACAACTTTTGCGGTCTTCTCGTCAAGACCATCAAGTTTCAGAATGACATTATCAATTTTCTCGCCAAGCCATGTATCCCAGTCTTGAACTGGCTCCGTCGTGTTTTTTCTTATTTCCTCGCCGAGTTCCTTGTATTTTTCAATCAGTTTTTGGACTGATTCATCCTGAGTCGTGAAAGATTCGTCTATTTTGCTTGTGTCAATGGCAAAAAGTTTTTCAAGCGTGTCTTTTATTTTTCCTTGCTCTTTTTCAAGTGCTTCTTTCAGGTCGAATTTATCGCCGAGCATTTCTGAGACAGATTTAGACTGCTTGAATTCCCCTTCAATCTGATCAAGGTATTTCTGGGCGGCATCCGCACCGTTGGAAAAATCATTTTCATCGACCTGTGTGATTTCAGAAAACCATTTCTGCCATGACTTCTTGCCGTCACTCTGGATTTTCCGTATTTTTTCCCAGATTTTTTTCTCGATGTAGTCGAGCTGTTTGACTGCGGCTTCCGTGTCGATGATGTTTCCGTCTTTGTCCGTGGCGTTTGATTCTGAGAGTTTCTTTCTCTCTTCGCCAATATCCACGAGCTGCTTTTTGTACGCTTCCAGCTGTTTTGTCGGGTCATCTTTCGAGAGCTTTTCATAATTCTGAGCGATTGAGTACATCAGCTCGTTGATTTCGTTCTCTGCATCACGGCGGGCGTTTTCTTCTGCCTGAATTCTCTGGTTCTGGCTGACAATATCTGACATAAGACGAACTTGTCTTTGCCAGATGTCAATTACCTTGATTTCCTCATCAATTTCTTTTTTATTGCCTTTTTCCACCGCTTGCTGGTATTTTTCTCTTGCGGCAGTTAGTTGTTTCTGAGCCTCTTCAAGTTTTCGTGTGTCAGATAAAGATTCATACCACGCCTTATATTTGTCTCCCCCGGCTGCTTTCGCAAAGTATTCGTCGAAATTCCAAAGGGCATCAGAAACATAATCAATGCCGTCTTTGAAGTTTTCGAGTACACCTGTGCCGTTTCCTAAAGTCGCAAAAAGTTTTCCGTATCCTTCAAGCAGGTCGCCGAGAGAGTTTTTAATTTGGGTGCCCATGTCGGCCGCCGCTTCGGCTGCACCGCCATAAGTGTTTTCAAGTTCATCAAGGATAATTTTCTGAGCACCAGCGACATCTCCAACTTCAAGCATAGATTTTATCATTGCTTTCTGAGAGTCCGTAAAAGCAAATCCCTGGCGTTTGAGACTGTCGAGTCCGTTGATTGGATCATCAAGGGCTTTGCCAACAACCTGCGCCGCACTTTTCAAATCCATCTTCATTACCGTAGACATGTCAAGTATTGCTTTTGTTGCCGATTTGAACTGGTCGCCCTTTATGTTTCTGAACCCAAGAAGAACGCTTTGCATTGAAAGTATTGCTTCGTCTCCGTAATTGGTTATCTTCTGGAAGCCGGAAGCCATTTCTTCAAGTTGCTCCGCCGAAGTCCATGCCGTTGCTCCGACGGATTTTATAACGCTTTCAAGTACCGAGACTGCTTCTTTCTGCTGTCTGTAGGCTTCCTCCGACTTGCTTGCAAAGTCTGCTAGTGCTTTTATCGAGAGAGCGGATGTTATAGTTCCGCCAAGCGACTTGAAGATTCTCTCCGTCTCGTTTGTCTGCTTGTCAACCTGTTTGAGATTCTTTATTGCCTTGTCAACTTCCGCTGTTACGAGAACACGAAGCTCCTCAGTTATGTCCGCCATTCTTCTTCTCCCATGCGAGATAATTAGCTTTTTCCTTGTCGAATAATTCTACGACAGTGCGGACAAATTCAGGCTCTGCAAGGTAGCCTTTTCCCTGTGGCCAGCCATAGGCGCAAATTCTGTGCCACATCTGAATGAGTGCGGTGAGTTCGTCTGTGATGTATTTGTGAAAATCTTTTCTTTGGATTCGTGTGTAGCCGGTCTCATTCTCAGGCCAGCATAGACATTCATATTTCTCGTCATATTCGGGGCTCCAGTCAGGAGGCCAAAGCCCCGAAAGCAAGATTTGCAGTCCTATTCGATACTCTTTTTTTTTGAGTCAGTCATCTTGTCGGCGGAAACTTCCGTGCAGATTCTTGTGACAAGAACATCAATTCCGTATGCCCGGCAGTTGGCGAGCATTTTCCCGTCGGTAATTTCTCGTTCTTTTCCGTCAGTCATTACGGAAAGATTTTTGATTCTTCCGACGCAACGCTCAAGAATGTACTCGGAATTCATCTTCACATCGAAGGTGATTCTTTTGAGTTTCTTCACATCGCGTGGGTTTCCGTTTTCGTCAACAGGCTGGTCATCCTCGTAATATTCCCGGACAGTCTCGAAACTTTTCAGCTCTTTTGTCTGGAATCCGGTCGGACGGATGATTTCGATTGCAATCTGCTTGTCTTCCGGCTCGTCAAGGTTTCCGTTGAAGTCCGGGTAAAACCAGTATCTTGGTTCCTCTGTCAGAATCATTCTCCGTCACCTCCCGAAGATTCTCCCGTCAAATCCTTGACCTTGTAGTAGATTACGCCAGGATTGTTTCCGCCGTCGAGCGAGTAGTTGAAGTTGAAGTTCTGCGCACCGTCCAATGGTTTGTCGAGCGTGATTGAGTCCACGGTGACAGGGAAATGTTCCCACATCGCAGTCTCACCGACAACCTCAGTTTCCCTTCGGCTCATCATGTAGTCCTGCTTGTGCTGTTTCGCAGGATAAATCGTGATGTGCTCTCCGTCATCGTCGGCGATGAGCGTGAACTGGTTCAGAAGCTCTTTCTGTGCCTCGCTGTCGGTCTCGACCATGCCGTTGATTGTTCCGCTTCCCTCTGTGAACGGCGATACCGTGTACTCACGAACTCCGCTCTCAAGGTTCTCCTGTGTCGTGACATCGGTTTTGTTTCCGTTGCGTGAGTTCGACACATCAGATACGAAGCTGATGAGCGTGAGCTGGAGCGGGATTACCGCATCTCCGTCCGCAAGTGCCTGCCCAGGCCAAAGATGAACGACATCGCCCGCACGGATTCCGCGCGCACCGCTCTTTGAGCTGTCAGGTGTCGGGAGCGAGCTTCCGCTTGAGGCAACGCCCTTGATTTTGTAGAATCCGAATTTGTGTCCGGCAGGGAGCGTGACATTGCTTCCGCCCTCGATTGCCGTCAGTTCCTTGATTTTGTAAAGTCTTCCGTCTTTTCCACCCGGTTTCATTTTAGTCCTCCGTTATAAGTCTTGTAGGGATGTCAATCTCGACTAAATACGGAATCACATATTCCGCAGGCATCGAGCTTTCATCCTCATTAGGGTACACCCAGCCGGGCTTCCCGCTCCTTTTCCAGTACGCCCTGAACTTCACGCCCTCGCACTCGAAAGGCATGTACGGAGTGTCGGATTCGTTCATCCGGCTGATTCTCCGTGACATCTTGATAGTCTCCGTGAGCCACTTCGCATGGGTGCCCGCCGTGCGGTAGTCTGCCGAGAAGGTCAATTTCTCGCATCCGTTTCCGCTTCCTTCCATCGCCTGGAAGAGCAGGTCGATGTGCGCCGTGTTGTTCACTGCCTTCTGCGGAAGCAGAAACGCATGGAATCCCAGCTGTTTCTTTATCTCTGATTTGAGCGAATCGGTTATGCTTTCGATTGTCATATCTTTGTGTCTCCTTTCAGTATCTCCCTTACTGATTTTCTTATCTCGTTAGTCACGAACTTCTCATCAGCTTCATCCAGATACAGGAACGGCCGGGCGGGAATCTTCACGCTCTTTTTCAGGATGAAGAGAGCGAACGGCTCGCCCCGTTTCTTCTTAGCCAGAAGAATGTTCGTGTTTCCGCCTCCCTCTTTTTTAAGTCGGAAGACACTGTAGCCGTCGGCTTTCATCGCCTCGATAAGCTCCCGCGGCTTCTGGGCGTTGTATTTGCGCATCAGAAGCCGTGTCTGATAGCTTGCGGGAATTGCGAGTGATTTTCCCTTTGCCGTGATTGTCCCGCCTTCCTGGTTGATTTTTGCATAGGAAAGGTTTGTGGATGCTGATGCCCAGTCTTTTCCATGATGTGGCGCAATAGAACCCATAAGATTGCCGGTGTCTCCTTTTAGGGGATTCTTGCCTTGTTTTAGTTCCTGCGTAAGCGGTGAGTTTTCCGGTTTGATGCCTCTGTTGATTTTCCCGACTGCGCTTGATTGAAGATGCTTACTGATTTTCCGCATGGTCGGCTCAAGGCTTCCGCTTCTGAGCCTTTTCGCAAGCTCTCCCACGCTCTTTGTAACCTGAACGCCCATCAGTGCCCCCGTCTTTCCAGCGGGCTTTTCCGCCCGGTTTTCATCGCTCCGACCGCAGGGCCGTTCGTTGACGCATCAGTTTTTTTTGCAATCGCCCCGAAAGCACTCTCAATCAGAAGCATGCAGTCGTCGTATTTTTCCCGCGCACGGTTCTCCTGGCCCACGAACGAATAAAGCTCGTACAGTCCGTACTTCAGAACGCACAGCCTCGTGACCTCGTTCGCCTCGTCGTACCCATGCCCGGTCGAGAGAATCATTGCCTTGACGGCGACCTTCGCCTTTAGGAGAGCACGCAATGTGACATTCTCATCGCCAAGGGTCAGAGTCTCCAAATCCTGCTCCGGGATTTCAGCTTTCAGATCATCTACGGTAAGCTCCGTAGATTCAATTTCTTCCGCCATATTTTCCTCCGCATACAAAAAAGGCGGGATTCCTCCCGCCCGAATCATTCAACTTTTAACTGCTAAGCCGAAGCCTTGAAGCTGACCGATACCTCGACAGCTCCGCCAACCTCGATAGAAACCTCATTGGTTCCTGTCTCAACAAGGCTGTCCTTAGACTTGCCGTTCCAGTTGTTGACCTCGAAGTTTGTAGAAGGTGTGGCAGTGAATACTACTGTCTTTCCTTCCTCAACCTCGTCACCGCTGGTGATTGCCTCACCGTCAACGGTCGCCGCAATGGTTCCGTTTGTGCCGGCGGTGAATTTCACCTTGTAGCTTGCGGTCTCCTTGAACTTGCCCCATACGAGGCCCTTTGTGTTGATGAGAGGGAACGGCTTTGACTTTGTGTAGAGCTTGGTTCCACGCTGGTCGTCGCCCTTGACTGTGAACGAGTAGACAGGAACTGCGCTTCTCTGAACAACATCGTCAAGCCGGAGGAAAACGAGCTTCTGACCTGCGTTGAGCGCACGGTAAAGAATCTCGTAGTCACCGCAGAGCGATTTTGTGACCTTGCTTCCGTTCACGATGTCCGTGTAAGAGTCGTTGTCTGCCACGACCTTGAACGAACCCATGTTCAGGTAGCCGTCATGCACCTGCGAGTCAAGTTCCTTCTGGGTGAGAAGGTCAATGAAACGCTCGTAGATTTTTGCGCCTGCGACGAACTCGCCGGGACCACCGACCCCGTTCTTCTTTGCCTGTGTCGCCATCTTTGTGAGAAGGGCGATAGCCTGACCCCTTGTGAGGGTAGCGAGGTTCTCGGTGAAGTCAATCTCGCTGACATCGCCGTAATCAACCTTGTAGCGGATTGTCTCGCCACCGCTTTTCATCATGTAGTCGATTTTTCCCCGGTGAGCCTGACAGCAGAGCGCATTAGTGGTCTCGCGAACCATGTCTGCGTGCTGGTCAAGGTATTCGTCAACGATCTGGTTGACTCCCATGTCCGTAGCTCTCTCAAGCTCGTCCATGTCAACTGCCGAGATTTTGTCGTCAATCTCAATCGGCATCGGCACGATGTCAGTTGCGTCAACGCCGTGCTTAGGCACGATACCGTTGTCGCCTCGGACGATTACAGGCACATTGCCGTACTCCCGTTTAAGCTCTGACGCTGAGATGTGCGTAGAGTTCTTGAGCTTTGTCTGCTTGAAGTAGCTTCGAGCGTTCGATGTGTTCTCCGGCTTGGCGGCGATTACCCGCTCAATGTCCTCGCTTTTGATGGTGATTGTTCCGTTTTTGTACAATGCCATTTTCCATGTCTCCTATCTGAAATTTGATTCTGACCAGCCGCCCTGTGTCAGGTAGATTCCGGCTCCAGGGAGCTTCGCCGTGAGCGTGTCGCTTGCGACTGCCTCAGCTGATGAAGAGAAGTCCAAGAGTCGGCTTCTCACGACGATTCCGTGTCTTGCGACAGGAACGCCCGTTGTCGCCTCGCTTGCGTGTGCGCCCACATCGGCAAGAAGGACTGCCGAAGGTGTGTCGCTGTCACCGGCAGGCTCGAAGCCGTTGCTTCCGGCTTTCAGGATTGTTCCGGCCTTGAGGCTTTTGCTTGAAGCCGCAAGTGTCACGAAGTCCACGATTGGCGGGTGTCCCGGATGGAGCACGCCGCGGTCAAAGAATTCCTCAACCTTTTCCATGATTCTGTCTCCTTAAAGTTTTGCGGCAAGTTTGTTCCAGTCGGTTTCCTTGCCGTCATCTTTTTTATCGCTGAACTCACCAGCGTTGAACACCTGGCGGGTCACATCGCCCTTTTTCGGAGCTTCCGAAAGCCCTGAGAGAATGTCTCCGAACAAATCAAGGGCTGATTTCTCGCTCTTGTTTCCGTCCTTGTCGCTGAACTCAAATGACTCTGAGTTTGAGGCGAGCACGGAAGCGACCTTCTGAACGCTGTCCTTCAAGCCAACCGGGATGTCGGCGAACTTGTCGCACACGCCTTTGACGAGAGCTTCTTTCTTTGCAGCCTTAAGCTCTGCGATTTCCTTCTGCATGTCGGCGAACTCAGGCGAGTCAGAGAACTTCTTTTCCTTGTCCTCGTCTCCTTTTTTCTCCGACGACTTTTTCTCGGCCTCTTCTTTCAGCTTTTTGTTCTCAGCTTCGAGAGCCTCCATCTTTTTCTTTTCCTCATCGGTCATGGGGATTTCCTCCTGGTAATTTATTGAGTCGCTGAAGTCGAACACCTCAACGCTGTCTCCGTCCGAATAGCAGCTCTTGGTCATAAGCTGCTCAAGCCCCGGGATCTTCGGCGGTGTCGCGCCGCAGATTGCCAGCGAGTGAAGGTAACGCTTTCCGTCGCTCCCTCGCTTGGGGATTGTCACGCTCCAGCCCTTGTAGCATCCGTCGCCGTCATCCTTGTCGCTGAACTGTTTCTCCAGCTCCGGGTGAAGCACGACCTGCCCGACAAGGACCTTCTCGCCCTTGTGCCTTGCGTCGTCATAGATCCCGTCAATCAAGAGCACGTCGCCGAACTTCGGGAAGTTGTCGCCGTGAGCCGCATCGTGCCCGATTGTTATTGGCCGCGTGGGCGTGAATGTCTCCATGATTTCACGCAAATCTTTTTCTGTAATTCTTGCTCCGTCCTGCCCGAAAGTTCCGGTTCGGCAGAGCTGCCATGTACGAATATTCTTCATGCCTTAATCCTACTCCCCGCCGTCGTTCTCAGGGCTTTCCTGGGCGACGGTCTCAAGCTCGTTGATTTCCTTCCGTGCCGCCTTCCGCTTGGCAAGGATCTCCGCATACTCAGAAGCCTCAGCCTCGCCCTCGGCAATCTTTATCGCCACATAGTCAGTCTTCGAGAGATAAGACTTGAGCTCGCTGATTCTCCACCGTGCCTTCTCGGCCTCTGTCGGTGGTGGCGGGTCTTCGAGCGTCGGCTTTCTGTCGTCGTGAAATGTGATGACCTTGCCGGTGCTCTGGCCGTCCATGAGAGCCATGTGCTCTTCCCGTGTCAGCTCGAAATACTTCTTGAGCGAGTCCTTCTGGTCATCGAAATAGAATCCCCAGTTCTCGCCGTCCTCGGTTCCTGCAAGCATTTTCAACCTCCGCAGATATGAGACCACGGAGCGCAGAAAACACGGCAATTCTGGGGGAGATGGAATTTTAAAAAACGGGAAATTCAGGGGGGATTTTAAAGAAATTGACAAATTATCCGGCTTTTCAAATAAAATGCGGGATTCACCGATTTTCACCGATGTTTAGAGTGTTTTTTATGGCAAGCGTGGCGGTGATTTTCGCATGTGCGGAAGTAAATGTTAAAAAACTTGTTTTTACTCCGAAAATTTAGGTATGAAAAATTATTTTGCGTCACCGGAAGTCGTCTCAGCCATTATTACGGTCGGAGGTTCTGTTGTCACATTTCTTCTTGCCTCGCTGTTTTCGGTACGCTCAAGAAGAATTGATGAAGGGCATTATCTTCGGCGAGAAATGCTGAATCACCGGCTTTCATTTTACGAGGAGCTGATGCGGTGGATGCCGGTGGAAAAGCTATCAGAAAATGTGAAGCCCCAAGAGCTTGAACCTGAGCCTCTCAGCAAAATATTCATGCAGCATTTCTCTGAACTCTCTGAGCTTATCATCAGAGCCAGACTTTATGCCAGCGATGATGTCGTCCGAGAGCTGATTGCGCTCCAGAAAGAATATAACATCATTCTCGGCGAAGCCCTTACAAACAAGAATCTCAACAAGCACCGGGTCAACGGAAAATCTGGCGGGGACATCGAAATTGACGGACTCCTCTGTCTTTGCAGAAGTTTCAATGACAGAATCATCACGCTCATCTCTACAGAAACAACTGCTTACTTTCCACGCACAGGTCTCCGCAAGGTCGTAGAGAAACGGGACAAGAAAAACAGCAACACAAAAACTGAGAATAATACAAAAATAAGTAACTAATAAAAGTGCCATGCCGACATAGTAGTATCAGTATTTTTGATAATGACTTTGTGTGGGCAAAGAAAAAGCCCCGCGATTTCCGGGGCTTGTAAGCTACTTAGTCTCTGTTGTGGATAATTGCCATATATTCCTTGAACAAGGATTTTATTTCATCAGGGGCATTATCTTTCACCCCTGAAATGTAACAACCGTATTCATCAGGTTTTTCGGAGATAACAGCCCATGTATACAAATCACCGAATTTTGGTGGTAAAGTCATTTTTCGTCCTCCGTAAAACATCTTCGATTCGTCTTATTGTAACTCTGTATATTTCTTTTGACAAGATTTGAGCATTATTTTTATTTATATACACATCTTCTAGACCGTATGCCATAGTTTCGGAATACGGCTCTGTAGCAAACAAACAAATCTGTTGTTTCAATACATCAGCTGAAAGAGTGTGATTTCTTTTTAAGATTTCAGCTATAGCTTCTTTTACAATATCTTCTGCAACATAGCCTTTTCTCCAGGCAGTGATTTTATCCGCATATCTTGTATCGTGTTGTAATAAAAATCTTTCAGCTCCATGTCCGAATAATTCGTGATATAAGGCGCTCTTCGGAGAATTGCAATTCTTTGGAAAATAACCTTTAGCAACACCAATCTTTAATTCGTCAATTAGTTTTGTTTTATTCCTCATATACACAGCATTTAATTTCAATTCTCCCTTAAAATTTATGCTTGCAATACTTGTTGTAACGGGTGCAGTAACTTTTATTGAACCTGTAATTTCGGGAATACCAATGTCTGATATTACATCATTTAATTCTTTGAGAACATCTTTATCAATGTTCACAACTTCTGCGCTTAGTGTTACTCCTTTTTCTGATAACAGATGTTGATAGCTTTCAAAATCTGCAATCAGCATTGTCTTTGCTACATCTATCTCCCCCTGTACGCCGTACTCTTTCGCCCTCGCTACCTGACTAGCCAGCTCTTCCCACCAATCATCGCCCGAAAGCGGGTATGCGCCGAATCCGTTGTTTGCGTCCTCAATGTCCTTTGGATTGCTCCAGCTTTCCGGAATCTCGCTCTCGTCATAAATCGCACGGATAGTCGTTCGGCAGTTGAAGTGGAACGGTGGCCAGTGAGTCTGCCAGAACGGATGATCATACGGCAAAATGAAACGCTTTCCCGCATACTGACGGCAGATGTCGCTTGTGCGCGAGTCGTCGATAATCACAAGCTCAAGCGCAAGAGGCTTGTCCTCTGCGAATCCCATCGCACGGCCAACATTGTAGGCGGTCTGAACATTCGTCCTGTAGACCGTCTCGTAGTACCAGCCCGAACCCGCACCCATGCCGATTTTATCCAGGATGTCAGTCTTTGTGAGCGAAAGAAAGTCGCTCAAGCCCTTGCCGTCGTTCACGCTGGCAATCATCTCTGCGTTCAGCTTCTTCAAAAGGTCGCCGTCTGCAATCCTGCTTGCGGTAAACGCACGGAAACGCATCTTGTCGGAGAGCGAGTCATAGTCAACTTTTTTTATAACATCACGCTTTTTGAGGTATTCGACCGCCTCGTGGTAGGGCATGTTCTCGATGTCCTCTGCGCTCGGCTCATCGAACTCTGCTTTGCGAACAGCGGAATCCAAGCCCATCATCAGCGAGCGGGTGAAGAGCTTCGCCGCCTCTCCCATGGCCTGCCAGTCAGGCGGAAGCACCTTCTGCGTATTCAGCAAATCCGGATTCTTCGCACATTCCTTTATGTACGTCTTGATTCTCTCTGCGTAGCTGTCAGAGATTGAAAGCCATGCGGCAGTAGAAATCCGGTCAAGCCGACGCGCACGGCTCTTCTCCTCAAAAAACGCTCCTACTGCCTTTTCTGAAAAAAATCGTCTTCCCCACTATCAGAGAAACCGAAAGACGGCTGAGCCTTCACGAACGAATCTTTTTCATCAACAGGCTCTGGAACATGAACCTTGTTGTAAATTGCCTTTAGGCTTACAGGAACACCCCTGTCGATGCAGTCTCTGATTATCGAAAAATCTGCGAAATCCGCCGAATCAATGTCATATTTCGGGGCAACCTCGCCGGGGAAGTTCAGTTCAATGAAAGCGTCCACGAGCTTCTGATCCGTCTGCTGCAAGAGATACGCATCGCCCTTTATCAAATCGTCGTAAGTCTGAACATGGGTCTCGCCCTGGGCGTGAGTGCCGTACTGCGCCGTGTTCGTGGTGAGAGCCTGGGCTGTGAGTGCGTAAGCAATCTCAGTGTCGCACACATCAATAATCGTTTTAAAATCATTCAGAGCCGAAGAAATTACCTTGACATCACGCACATTCGCAAGAGAGCCGTTTGAACCGCTCTGCCAGTCTGCCATCATCTCCGTGAGTTCCTGTGCACGCTGTCTTGCCTCGTTCTCCCCCTTAACATCGAAAAGCGCAAGGATAGTAGGACTTCCCACCAATTCGCAGGCTTGTGCCCAAAATTTGACACCGATGTTTTTAAATTTCCAGAAATTGTAAGCCGGCAACAAAGCAGCTCGCCCCCAACGATTTAATTCTCCATCATCATTTCTGTGCACTAAGAATTTTCTGTTGTCGTTGAGAGCAATGTTCTGAGCCGTAATGACAGGAGTGAAGAAGTCTGAGTCCGGGTGTGTCGGGAATGAGAGTGCGGTTCTCGGAATCGAGATGAAATCATAAGGGACATAATAGCCACCTACGAACTTCCACAATATTTCACAAGCGGCTATTCCGTAAGGCACGGCATTCAGAAGGATATTGTTCAGCTTAAAGAAAGTGTTGAATGTGAGAAGGTTCTCGCAGGCCTCGTTTACGAGCTTGTTCTTGGTCTCGCTGAAAGATCCAGTCAACTGCAAAACCTTATCCTTGCGGTTTTTGATAAGGCTCTCAATTCGAGGGTCTTGGCGCATTTCATCAAAAATTGATTCTCTTTCTCCTACATCAGAAAGCCATGATGCCGTGTCTGACATGTAGCCCGCCACACTGCGGAAACCTGTAAGATTTAATACCTGTGTTGTTACTGATTTTGTTCTTGCCATATAAAAATACCGTCCTGTAATAGAACGGTATCACAAGCGATTACTTTTTCTGCTTTTCTGGAAGATAATGATTACGATAATAAGTTCTCACAGCCTCTTTGTTAATCCCGCACATAGATGCAATTTGTGAATATGAATAGCCATTTTCCAATAGATTATAAATAATATAAATAACCTGCGGTGAAAAATGCTCTTTACCATCGTTATATTTAGGCGATACTTCAATGTTGGAATAAGTTTTTCCGTTAACCATATCTGTAAGAGCTGTAACAGAGACTTTGAAAACTCTTGCAAGTTTTGTTTTTGAATAGCCAATAAAAAAAAGTTCCCTTATAAAATGAACCTGTTCTTCAGAAAATGCGGAGTTATAAACATCTGCCCCTTGTGGAGACAGCCCTGTTTTAACTGCTTTTGCATTATTATCTGCATAAGAAACCCATTCAAGGTTTGAAACCCGATTATTCAATTTGTTTCCGTCAATATGGTTTACACACGGCAATTTTTTAGAATTTGGAATAAAAGTTTCTGCAACAAGCCTGTGCACTGAAAAAATTTTCCCCTTTCCATTATTAAAAAGGTGTACACGATAGTAACCTGCGTTTGAAAGTAATTGAGTCTTTTCTTTTCCTGTTTTCATACTAAAAACTTTTCCCATCGTGTTAATCGTATAAAGCCCATCAAACCCCTTAATTTCTTTTGTTTTTATTTTTTTCATATCAATCTCCATAGTAAAAAGCGGGGCAAAAAACGCCCCGCATATTTTAATCTGTCAGTTTCCCTTCATTTTTTAATTTTGTGATTAAGTTGTCTAGTTCTTCCGCAAAAGCAGTTACCTGACAAAGTAAATTGTCTACTGCATAAATCGCCCCGATTGTTATATCGGGATTCTGGCAAGCATCGTTCTCAACTAAAGTAAGAACATCCGTGCAATGAATTACATTGCAGTTGATTTTGTCGATGAGCTGTACTGCTCTTGGTCTTGTGTCTGCCATAACAGACCTCCTTTGAGTTTTGGTAGTACGGATTTTTTAAAGACAAAAAAAGCCGCAAAAAGTCCTACCACTGCTCAAAGACAGCCGGGGCATCACTGCTTACCGGGGCTTTCTACGGCTATATTCACATAGTCGGATAACGCCACCTCTGACTTTACGGATTTTTTCGTAAAACCAAAAGGGCATAAAAATAGACACCTAGTTTTTACAGATGTGTCGGTCTGCTTTGAGTTTGTGGTATCTTTAATATACCATAAGTCCAAGTTTTTTGCAAATCAAAACCAAAGGAATTTCGATTTCTTTTTCTCCACGGAAGTAAACACTGGCGGGGTGTCCGCCGCACATTCTCGCCAGGCACAAACACAGAGCATCGCCGCACTCGCACCGTCTCCGTGCCTTTTGCCTTTAAGGTCACGGTCAGCCGTGCGCACTCCCGGAATCGTCGGGATTCCGTTTTTCAGCACGACAAGGGAAAAGTCCGCCTTAATCGTCTCGTCATCAGGAACGGTGAAGTCCGCGCTCTCCATGAGACCGTGCAAGTCAGTTCCGTACTTCGCATACCAAGCGTTTGTCTCCATCACCTGGACCGAAGCCCCCGGATGCCTGAGGGCCGCATGCTCGCCAATCTGCTGGCCGTTGCCACGGCTGTCAATCGCAAGCCCGCCGAACTTTCCTCGCTCATTTAGGAAATCTGTTACCAAATCATTGAAATACTGCTGTTGCTCGAACGGAGCATTTTTGATTTCCACAATCAGCCGAACCGCAAGCTGGGTGTTTCCGATTTCCTCTGAAAGCCAGTAAGTTGTGAGGTCGCCCGAACGGCCGAAGTCGTTACCGCCGAATACACGGCTTTCAAGCGAGCCGAGCACCGGGCGCACTTCCTGATTGAAGAACTTCTCAATCTCACGGTTCTTGTAGGTCTCGCTCTTGTGAAGGAAGCTGTCAGAGCATTCAAGCCGTCTGATGTCGTAGCTTTCCGCATCGGCGGTGGCATGGTCAAGAAGCCCACGGCTGAAATATCTGTCGCCGTTCGTTCGTGGGATTACATCAAGCTCCTCGTCAGGATTGTTTGCGTAAATGCGGTAAATCCGCTCGACAAATTCTTTCTCAGCTTCTTCCGTCCATTCCTTGCCCTGCGTAAGGCAGATACGCTTGAAAAGCCCCTGCTCAATGGACTCACGGAAAGTGATTCTGTGCAGGCTCCATTCCGTCTCTTTCCCCGAGCGGATGTCCTTTATCAGAATGTTGAAAGGATTGTCGTCACCGTTGTGTGTCGATATGATTCTGATTCGACCGCCCCAGATTACGAGAGCCTTTGCCGCCTGCAATACGCTCTCCAAGTCGTCAAAGAAGGCCGCCTCATCAATCACGACATTTCCCTGCTTGGAACGAAGCGAGCGTGAGACGCCAGGCAATCCCATAATCTCCGCACCGGAAGAGAAAGTTATCCTGTAAGTCGTGATGTTCTTGTCCGGGTCGTCAAGAAGAGGCTCTTCTTTTTCCTCAACCTCGCTCACCGCATAGCCGAGCTTCTTTGCCCATTCGCCAGCATCCTCGATGTACTGGCGGCAGTTGTCCTTGTTGAAGCTCATGTAATAGGTATTGCTCCAGCCATGAGCCGGAGCAGCGTCAAGCACGGCATCGCTCGCATCAGTCCACGAGATACCGCACCGCCTGTTTTTCTCGATGATTTTGAGCGGGCTTTTGTCCTCCAGCCATTTCTTCTGGTACGGAAGGAAGATTTCAAGCCCGCCCTCGTTATTCCTCGGTCTTGTCGTCATAAGTCACCTTCAAGCCCATAATCTTGGCCTTGACGAACTCAACGCGCTCGTCGCTCCATCCGGCTTTCTTGCCCTCAGTCTCAACGGTCTTCGCCGCCTCGAACAAGCCCTTCTTGTAGCCACGCTCATATTCGAGCTTGACCCTCGCAATCTTCGCCTGTGCGTCAGTATTTCTTGCAACGGCCTTTAGAAGCTCCTCTGGTGAAATTGTCGAGAAGTCCTCAAACTTGTTGACCTCTTCGAGAAGTTTTGCCTGCACAAGCTGAACGCTAGCCTCGGCGATGTTCAAGCCCGGAGTCCTGTCAAGCTCGTTCACGATCGCCACGGCTTTCTTCGCAGAATCCTTGTAGGCTTTCATCTGCGCCGCCTGGTCTACGAGAGTACGCCCGACTCCGCTCTTTGAGATGTCATATCCCTCAGCTTTGAGGGTGTCAACAATCTCCTTGTGGCTCATTTTGTCATTGAAGTACATTTTGCAGATACGCTCAACCAAGCCCTGCATCTCAATTTTATTTCTCTTCGGCATGGCCTTACTCCTTGTCCTTTTTGTCTATCCGTTGCTTGATGTCGTCAACGCTCGACTTAATCCAGCCGATATTTTCCGCCATCGAAGTTATCATCTTCGTGTTGTCAATTTCCAGCTTGTTCAGCCTTTTGCCAACCTCGTTGATGTCCTTTGCGTTCGTATCAATGTCTTTTCGCAGCTCACCCAGAATCAGGTCAAGCTCCGATTTAGTTGGAATTTTCTCAAGGCTGTTTGAAGTGCTCTCAAGTCTCTCTGAAATACTCTTGAGGGTAGCCGTCATTGTTCCCTTGTCGTTCCCGTACTTGACGAAGATTCCGATGAACCCGAAAAGAGTCATACACCCGCTTGCAAGCGAGACTACCATGCCGAAAGTTTCCATTTTTACCTCACTTGGAAAGCCAGATTATACCGCCCTCAGTTATTGCCGCCAGGATCGATACAATCGCAGCCGTCCGCCAGAACGATGTCTTTTTCTTCTGCCTCGAATATGATTTGTTCAATGCGGCAAATTCCGCCCTCAATTCTTCCAGCAACTGCCTCAGCGTTCCGACTTCTTTCCGTAATTCTATCAGCGTCTGACCGCAGCTCGCCAAGTCCTGTGACGCTTCCATCAATCTCGACTCTGACTGAATCAATTTTTCTTCCAGTGCCGAGCACTTTTTCTTCAATGCCATCGAGTCCGCTTCCGATTCGCTCAACAGATTCCTGAGCAGATTCGTCTCGTTTCTCATAGCGTTCAGCTCGCTCTTTATCTCCGTCACCTGTTCCGCCGTGAAAACAACAGAATGCGATTCCGCAGACGACGGCAAGCTCAACAAGAAGGATAAGAGTACAGCGAAAAAGGAATTTACAGAAACTACGCTTCTCCACATCCATACTCCTCTGTCACGGCTTCCAGCTCTTCCAAATCTTTCTCCGCATCCTTCTCGTAGATTCCCAGCTTCTTGTCGAGCCAGATGGAGCGGTACACAGGCGAGCAGGCAATCACGAAGAACGCGCCCGCCCCGAAGATTTCCAGCATAGTGATTCCGACCTGCTTCCCGTCAAAGAAGACAGGCACGAACGCCTTGCAGAGCGACATCACGCAGACCCAAACAATCGCAAGCACGATTGATTTCAAAGACACGTCTTTCGCTTTCATTTTGCCACCGCCTTTTTGATAAGATGAGCCATCTTGTTGTCAGCACCGCAGTGCCGGATTTTAGAGTTGAAGTCTTCAAGAGACATCTCGACATTGTTCCCGTTGTGGTCGGCATATTCCGTGTGATAGTCGCCCCATGAGTCATCAATGATGAAGTGAGTAATGTTCCCCTCGTCGTCTTCCTTGAATCCCACGCAGGCCACCACATGCCCGATAGTCTTCCTTCCGCTAGCCGGGAAAAGCCCTGAGAGAACCACAGCACCGCCGTTCCTGATTGTGTCGGCAATCTGTGACTTAGACCGCCACTCGCCCCATTCAACGGCATCGACACATTTTCCGATAAGACCTTTCTCCCGAAGGAAAAGATTTGTTCCGAGCGCAAGAACCGGGTGCCACTCGTTGGGCGCATTATGCCCGCTCGGGTCAAGGACCTTCCAGAGCGCGAGAGTCCGCTCGTCATGCACGATGAAATCCATGAGAGCATCTTCCGGCTGTCTGAATTTCTCCGTCGCAAGCTGCTCGACCGCATAGCCCGCCGCAAGCAAGGCCGCAATCATCGCAGTGACATTGCATGCTCCGTTAGGCTTTAGCTGATTGTTTCTCTGAGTGTAATAAGGCTTCCCCGCTGAGTTGTTCACAGTCATTTTTCATTCCTCCGGGAGAAATGATAGCAGGGCAAAAAAAATCCCCAGCATCGCTGGGGGGAAGTATTAAGATTTTTTTCCGATACTGTTTACATCAATAGCTGACAAAAACCTTTTACTTTTGCCATCACGGGTAAGCAGTATTCGAAACCACACAGGGTCCCTTTCCTGTGCATCTTTCAGAATATTAAGGCTCTCTTCTGTAAGCCAGCCGTCCATAAGGGAAATATTGTCATAGATAACCTTTGACTCGACATGCTCGGCTTTCATTAAAGTTACAGCCTTTTCGTAGTTTATGTTAAGCACTTTAAATTCACCTTCTACGGAATACATATCTGGCAGACCGTCAGACTTCGCTTCTTTTCTCGGCTTTTTCATTTCAGCGGCAATGTTTTCGGCCTCATCTGTTGTCAAAGATTTATCATCAATAGAAATCTTTTCAGGAGCTGTCACGGCCAGACCAGAAGCAACACTTCTCATTCCCTCGATTGCATCATGGGTAATTGATTGAATTGAAGTCAAATACTCCCGTTCCTTTTCAGTTTTAGCAATTTCTATTTTTGCATCGATTTCTTTTCTTTTTGTTTTAAATGCATTTGTAATTGCAGGTGCAACGATTCCTTTTAAAGCCCATGCTCCAGCGACAATGCCAGTAACAGCTATGATTGTTTTTGATAATTCCTGACCAGTCATATTGTTCACCACCTCTGGGATTATATCTTTTACAAATCCTAGCACAGCTTCTGTGCAACCAGGCTTTACCTCAACCTTTATTTCCAGTGCACGCCGTTCTTCATCGGTCAGCTGTCTGTTGGATGACGCACCATATTTTTGAACTTTGTAAATATGATAAACTCTATCCTGATAATCAGCCAATGCCTTTATAAGGCTTCCAGTAAGGGATGCATTGAATTTTTCTCCTTCAATCTTCATTGAGACAGAAAGACGGTCGGCTTTAAGAATTGAGTTTGTAAGGAACTCCTCATTGTCAATGTTTTTTAGGAATCTTAAAAACTCTTCCTCAGTCGATATTTTTATTTCGTTTGCCATAGGTTATTGTACCACAAGAGGCTGAAAATGCGAAAGAATTTTGGATTTTAAGGGATAAATTTCAGTAAAAATTTCTGCAAATTTTTCTTACCCCCCAATCTCCCCGTTAATCACATGAATCCAGCTGAACACCTTCCCGAACAGCCGGAACCGCTCGTTGAAGCCCTCGTCTGTGCTGTCGAGCGTTTTCAGAAGCTCCGCTTTCTCCAGGTCGGCGACCCGCACGGAGAAAATCTTTATCCTGTTGGCCAGGCGGTCAAACTCCAGCCTCTTGCAGTAAGTGTCGCCGTCAAGGCCGAAGACATAGATGCCGTCCGCGACCGGGGAATCCTTGTCGGCGTTGAAGAGCACGATATCCCCGTCACGGATTCCGGCACCCAGCATACTCGTGCCGATAGCCCTGAATCCATAGACATTCCGTGAGTGGAGCATTGGAGACAGCGCGCGCACATCAAGGTATTCGACGATATTGTCCTCATGCTCCCAGCCCTGACCCGGGCCGCATGACACCTTCTGTCGGAGAATCGGAATCTTCGGGGTACTCACCGCCACGGCCGACTCCGCTTCCTTGCCCGTCTTGAACATCTCGCCCTCGCCAGTCAGAAGCCAATCGATGTTGATACCCATATCTGCAAAATTACGATAATTTTCTGAATCAATAGTTGTTTTTAATTGACCTGTCAGATATCTTGCCAAATTTGCATAAGCGAATCCGAATTTTTCTGCAAATTCTTTTTTAGTGCTAATCATTTTTCGATTAGCCATCTCATTGTAAAGCTCTTCAAGCCTTGTCATATTTCTCCTTTTCGTAAAAATTATGATTTTCTTACACAAATATCGTAATTTTTACTTGACAATCATCATATTTAAGATATAATCGTAATTATGATGAAACACTGATAAATCAGTTATGCCGAGTTTCCAAGGAAACAATAAAACACTGATTTAACAGTCAATCAATTATCGACAGAACAAGGAGGCAATATGAACGAAATGAGTTTGTTGGAAAAACATCAACTGCGAAAAGATGAAATGGAACGGCTCATTGCATCCGCAAGGAAATTCAAGGAGCAGAACTCTCAGCGAAAGTTCTCCAAGAAAATCACGCCGGAACAGGGGCTCTACATCAAGTACAAGTTGAAGTGTGCCGGAACCACAGGCGCAGACATCGCGTTTGAAGCCGGATGCACGCCACAGTCAGTCAGCGATGTGCTTTCCGGCAAGAGCCACAGCCAGCGCATAGAGCGGGCGGTCGCACAAAGGCTCGGCTATCCAAGCTGGAACGACATGGTGCAGAGCCTGCGGGAGATGGCAGCATGACAGATTATGAAAAAGAAAAAATGGAAATTGCAGATGAAATCAAAAGGCGTGGTCTTATGAATCAAAGCCCATGTCAGAAAGAAAGACACGGAACTTGTCAAAAACGGTCTTATTCCTGTCAAAAAGCATTCCAAGAGCCTGGCTATCATCTAGCTCATCCGTTGCAAGCTGGTCAAACGCCCACATCAGGTGATTTGCCAGCCTCAAAAAATAAAGGAGAGAAAGAACCTTCGGTGAGCATTGTTCTAGGAGACTACGGAACTTGCGGGGTTCATGGAGATACCATCCAAGAGCTTCTGAAGCGTCTCCATGTTCAAACAAGGCATCGACCGCGAGGTTTGCCTGCGAGTATCCGGCATCCTTCAGCTTTTGAAAGTATTCTGCTGGGAGTTGCCGTTCGATGTCTGCGGCATACCGCTCGAATCGAAGTGCAATTTCATAATGATTTGACATACGAAGATTATACCACACCAAAAAGGGATTGCAAAATAAAAACGCAAAAGGAGGCGGAATGAAAATCGAGGAAATAATCAAGGCTTACAACGAGATGGAAGCCGCACAGGCGCACTTCCTTGAAACAAAGGATGACGGAGACCTTATCAAGGCAAGGGAAGCAGAGCACAAATTCCATGAGCTTGCAGAAAGCGTAGCACGGTTGCCGTTCCCTCAGAACGAGGCGGAACAGGAACGCGAGCAAAAACGAAGAGAAGAAATCTGCGACCGCTACTTTGAAATGCTTTCAAAAGGCTGGTCTAAAAAACCGTCAAAGCCGTGCGGTAAAAGTTGTCACGGCAGGCGTGGAAAAGCACTCTCAGCTGCTCTTCAGGAGTCGGTCTGATGTCCGTCGCTTCCGTGTTACGCTCCAACGCATACAGTTCACTGACATCACAGGCGGCAAGAAAAGTTTTGAGCCTGCTGGTATTTGAGCGGGATTCACTAAGGTATCGCTCAATAAGTGCAAGCGATTCTTCACTCGGATAGATTTTGTCGCCGTAGAGCTTATGCACATACGCAATGAACCTGGTTTTTGCAATATCAATAATATCGGCTTTAGTCATACAAACATCATACCACACAAAAACAGGAGGCGGAATGAAAAAATGACACTCTGGAAGAACGGCAGGAAGCCGCCCTTCATGGACAGCGACGAGAAAGACTTGAACGCGGAGAAAATCTACTTCGCCGTCAAGCAGATGACGCTGGAAGGTTTGCAGGACATGGCGATTTACGGGCTCATGCTCCTGGCAAAGTTCAAAAGCCCCGCAGAGATATGCGGAGACATCGAAGGCTTGCAAAGCAAAAAGGAGGTGCTTTCATGGCTAAAACAATCGGGAACACAGGACTTGACCTGTTCCGAAACAGACCAGTCCGAAACGAGCGGCTTTGTTATGTAGACGGCCGGGTTCTTTTCGCCCCGCCGCAGCTCACACTCAGAGAGAAGGTCTACGAGGCGAGCATCAAGCTGGGCCGCTTCTGGAACACGCCGATGCGGAACTTCTGGCGGAGCGTGTACATCCGCTACCGCGACGAGTACCGCGCAGAGCAAAAAAAAGGCGGATCGCAAGATGCACCAAGCGAACCGCCCGCAGACAACCATGACGACGGAAAGCCCGCCGCATGAGTCACAAAAGAACAAATACAAATTATATCACATTTTCATTCGCCCATAAAGGGCAAGGAGTAAAAAATGAAAATCAAGAACCTTAAGGATGTCGAAGAGACAATCAAGTGCATCGCTCAGATTGACGCAGAAATCAGCGCAATCGACAACCAGGCTACAAAGGCAATCAACGATGCCAAAGAAGCCGCAACAAAAGCATCTGCCGAGCTTACCGAGCAGAGAGCAAAACTTCTTGAAAACCTCAAGAACTATTCCGATGCGAACCGCTCTGAAATCTACGAGGACGGAAAGAAAAGCCGTGACTTCATCAACGGAACAATCGGCTACCGTCAGAATCCGGACAAAGTGGAGGTCGCAAAAGACACAGCTGACCTTCTTATCGCCGCAGGATTCTCAAACTGCGTGAAAGTAAAAAAAGAGCCGGTCAAGGCCGCTTTGAAGAATTTCGATGCCGCCCAGCAAGAAAAATTCCACATCAGCCTTATTCCCGGCGAAGAGTCATTCTACTGCAAAGCAGCTGAAAAGACCATTCCCGAAAATACAGCGGCATAAATCACAACGGCGAGAGCTTTCTGGATGTCAGCTCTCGCTGACAAAGGAGTTTTTCAAAAATGTACGAAATTGCACCGTCTAACACAGCACTAACCCCCGAACAGGCTTTCCCGTTCCAGCAGGAAATTGACACATGGAACATGGACGAAGCCGTGGCAAGAATCCGTCCGAAGGTCGAGCAGCATCAGAAACTCTCCGCAGAGCTTGCCCGCGACCTTTGGATTGCGAACTCAGTGCTTGCACGCCGTGGCGGAGACCGCAGGAGCGAAGATGCACAGGTCTTTGGTTTCTGCGACTTCCTTGAACTCGTCGGAGTCTCAAAGAAAAAAGCCTATCTCCTTCTTAAACTTTATGTGCCGGAAGAAGACAAGCTCCTCACATTCGACGAATACGACCAGCGGCACTTAAAGAACGCGAATCCGGCAATTCCTCAGCTTGACAGCGACTTCGAGCGTCTTGTCGCCCACGCAATGGCAACCGGCGAGAGGCTTTCGGGCTGGACCAACGAGCACGAAGCCGAGTACCGCAAGCGAAAGGACAACGAGAAATTCGCAGAGCTTGCCCGGAAATGGAGCAGTCAGAAAATCAAGCTCAACTGGGGGAACAACGACTACTTTTCGCAGACATTGCTTAAGAACGGCAAGATGTACACGAAAGTCAACCTTGAGACAAAAGAACAGTACAAGGCACAGCTTGAAGTGTTCGACATGATTACGACATTCCTTGAAAGTTTCGCCAACCCGCAGGTTCGACTTGCGGCAGTCTGCAACATCGGACTGAGAATCCGCCAGTTCGTCAACGACATCGCGGAAGAGGAACAAAAACTGAACGCATTCACAGGAGTGCAGGAGTAACGCATGACAACATTCCTTCCTGTCACCGACAAGAAATTTCCGCTCCGTGCCGCAGTCTACGAGGCATACCGAAAGCGCTCGCCCCTCATCTCAAAGGCAAAAGCCTACGAGCAGATAGCCGAGCAGTTCAACATCTCCGTTCCGACAGTCCAGCGTTACATCCGAAGGATGGAGAACGGCTCGATGTTCGCATTGCCAGCAGGTCGGCAGGGACGGCATGTTTTTGCCTGGAGCGACGAGGCATTGAGCTTCTTCACGAACTTTCTTCTCGCCGCAATCAAGGAAGTCGGAGGCTGCACCGTGCGAAACGCATACAACTGCACCAAGGCCGAAGCCCAGAGACGAGGCTGGCAGATTGGAAGCGAATCAAGCGCATACATTCACGCCCGCAACATCAGCCCGGCAATGAAGATGCTCGCAAAGGGCGGACAAAGGGCACTCGACAACATGTTCTACATCAGCCGTGACCTCTCAAAGCTCAACCCTTTCCAGCTGATTGTAGGCGACCAGCACATCTTCGACTTCTGGTGCGAGAACCCGTACCCGACCAGCAAGAAAGACAAGTACATCCGTGCCGAGTGCTATCTTTGGCTCGACATGGCGACAAGGCTCGTCTACGGAGTGAGCTTCGACATCGCCTACAACACGCACACGGTCACAAGGGCACTTCGCATGGGAATCAAACGCTTCGGAAAATTCGACAGCACATACAACGACAACGGTTCGTCTGAGAAGTCAAAGCTCGCAGATGAAATCGTCGGACGCTTGCAGAACTACGGAGTGCGATTCCTGGACGAGGCGGACATGTACCACGCCGACAACGGACGCTACATCGTCGAGGACACGGAAGGTCTTGTGGTCGATGTAGTCCAGACAAAAGCAGAGTGGGAAAAGAAGCACCGCCGAATCTTCGCGCGTGTAAAGAACGCAAAGACAAAGCCGATCGAACGCTTCTTCAACACGCTGGAACAAATCTTGCGAGACCTCTGTTTGCCGGGCCTCGTAAAGGAAATGGCTCTCTCCGCACCAGAAGAAGAGCAGGCAAACAAACGCCTGGAATGGCAGAAAAAGAACGGATATATCCTGAGCTACGAAGACTTCATCAAGAATGTCGTCAGGGCACTTGATATTTACGAGAACCGCACCCACGCGACCCTCGGATGCTCTCCGAAGGAACGGCTGGAGCAGTACAAGCGTGACGGCTGGATGCCAACATTCATTGACCCGCGAGACGAAGCCTACCTCTTCATGGAAAGCACGATACGCCAGGTCAAGGGAGACCGAATCGAGCTTAACGGCATCGAGTACATCGGCCCGGACCTCACGCAGGAAATGGTCTTGCAGAACCGTGGAACGCTCGTCGCTTACGACCGCCAGAAGATTGAGATTCGCTACGACCCTGAGAACCTCAACCTCGGAGTCTTTGCGATTGAGCCAGGAACGAACCATGCGATTGCGCTCCGCCCAGTCAAGAAAATCGACATGCTCAACCAAGAGGAAATGGTCGAACAGCTTGAATGGAAGAAGCGGCAGATGCGGGCCGTGCAACAGGCTTTCGACAAGGCCACGAGCGACAAGAATGTCAGGGTTCTTTCCGAACCGCAGAAATTCAGCGAGCTTCACAAGGCAGAGACACTGGCAGAAAAAGCCGATTACCGGCTTGAACACAAAAAGCCGGAAGTCACGATTCCGACCGTTACAAAAAAAGATGATGCAGAACCAGTCGAGACAAGACCGATTCCGCAGTCTGTCAGCCGAAAGAAGATGGACTTCGGCGCAATCCCGGAGAGCATGAACCACCGTGAAGAAGTGCTCTCACAGGAAGACTTCCTTGCGAGCGTTGCTTCAAGAATCGGAAGCGAGGCGTTCCAGAGGGCAAGCCAGAGACCGGTCTTCTACGACGAGCGTGAACGGTTCGATTGGGTCTTGAACCAGTTCCATAGCGGCGGGAACCTCAGCCGTGAGGATCTGGACTTCATGTATGACTACGAGGAAAAGATGGATTCGAGCCAGGCAAGTTACTACGAATCCTATTCAAAGAAATTTTTAGGGAGATAAAAACTATGGAATCAACATTAAGGAATTACATCGAGAGCAACAGGCTCTCAATGCAGGACGCAGCCCGCATCATCGGAGTTGATAAGTCCCAAATCGTCAAAATCTGTCAGCAAAATTACCCCAACTGGCAGGAAAAAGAAGTGGAATATGTCGAACGCCTCAGAAATGCGGGCTACTCGAACATTATACCACAACACATCGCCATTGATACAGACGTGCTCGTGCTCACACCGAGCGTCACACGCTTCAAGTCACTCGCCGACGATTTGTGCGACCCGAACGGCACCATGTCATCATCAATCGGAATGGCAATAGGAACCGCAGAGCGGGGGAAGACACACTCGGCAAAATGGTACGTCCAGAACAACCCGAACGCAGCCTATGTGCTCTATGTAGACGGCTCAACCAAAGTCCAGCTTCTCCGTGACATCTGCGATGTCGTAGCGCATATCCGACCTCACAGCTTCGGAGCATGTATCACAACACTCGAAGAATCATGCAAGTACACACGCAGACTCGTAATCATCGACGAGGCAGACAAGCTCCCTCTTCAGCTTCTTGAAATCATCCGTGGAATCAACGAACGCTGCCAGCTTCCCTTCCTCCTTGTCGGAGAGGAAGGATTGAAAGTCAAAACCGACCGTGTACCACGACTTCGAAGCCGAATTAGGAATCCAATCGTGCTCTTCGAGAAAGCAGGGGCCGTTGATGTTGTGGCTTACTACCACGAGGCAGCAGGAATCGACATCAACTTTGACACAGCGGACAAGCTCGCCCGCCATGCAGACGGTGGATTCCGCTCAATCGTCAATGACTCAATCGCAATCTCAAAGATGTCCAAGGCAAGCGGACTCTCGACAATCACCGACAACATGATTGAAAAACTCTCGGCTTAGGAGCAAGGAAATGCCAGCAAAAGCAAAAAGAATAATCGCAATGCCAATCAACAAATACAAAGAGCAGGATTTGCCAACAATGCACTTCAAAAGCATTCAGGACTGCGCTGAAAAATGGGCTATACAGTGACAAAAATCTACGAGGCAATCCGTGAAGGAAAGCCCGTAAGTGGCTATTACATCGACGAGGAGATAGACGAATGAGCAAGAACAAATCGAACCGGACAAGGCTCATCTCAATGATTCACGCCCAGAAAAACACGGCAAAACTTGACGAGGACTGCTACCGAACAATCATCTTCGGAGCCACAGGCAAGCAGAGCTGCACAGAGTGCGACATGACGGAACTCCGGGCAATCTTCTACGACCTCAACATCGTGCTGGAACGTCAGGGCAAGCAAACCTTCCGCTTCTTCGCAAAGAACGAGCACCCGACCCAGCTTGATGCAGTCAAAGTCCGTGCAAAGAAAATCCTCGGCACGGACTGGCAGAAACGCTTGGACGAATTCATTCAGACAAAAGTGCGGAATACGACGCTCCCATGCCTCACACAGAAGGAACTTCGTCAGGTAATGGGCTTCCTTTCCACACTCGAAAGGACCGCAAAGAAATGATAGAACTGTTTTCCATATCAGAGCTGCGACAGCCACTCTCTCCAAGAGAAAAAGATGCGCTGATTGACCGCATAATCCGTTTTGCCCGCCTCGGACGGCAATACATGTACGATGTACGGGAAGCGGCCGGACTGATGCACATCTCCTACGACGAGATTCAGACCCTGCTGAACTACTACAAGCTCGACTGCATAGTCATCAAAGAAACGATGGTAAGAATCCCGTGGTGGAGCCTGGCAGAATACCTTATTGACCCAGCCGAAGATATGGAAAACGCCCTTCAGGACTACCTGAAAACGCTCCCGCACAGGGAGCCGGAAGAAAAGAAAATAGCATAGGAGAAATCGACATGCAGAATAATCTTTCAGACCTCAATAACCACCTTTTTGCGATGCTTGAACAGCTCGGAAATGATGAGAAAATGACCGACCCGAAGAAACTGGAAAGCACGCTTGCCAGGGCAAACGGAATGTGCAAAATATCCTCACAAATTCTCAAAACCGCAAGTCTCCAGGTCTCAGCCCTGAACACCGCCGAACGCTGCGGGCTTCTCAACGATGAAATGCCGGCACTGATTGCCACAAAAGACAGTGCCTCAAATAAACTCAGCGCAGAAAAACAGCGACAGAAACTCCTGGAGGCCGTGCGATGAAAAAAGTTTACACAGAGGAGCAGAAAGAGTTTTTCAGGAACTTCATTCCAGGACATACAACAGCCGAAGTCGTGGCGGAATTCAACCGCCGCTTCGAGCAGAAAACTACCATCTCAAAGGTAAAAGCCTACAAGGTAAACAACCACATAAAAAGCGGAACATTCAAAGGAAAGCCGAAAGGAGACAGCAAAATGTTTCCCCGAAAAATCCGAGAGTTTATCCAGGAAAACAACAAAGGAAAAACAGCCTTGCAGATGGCCGAGCTTCTGAACGCAACATTCGGCACAAGCTACACCACAGGGCAGATAAAAAATATAAGGAACCGGATGCACCTTAATTCAGGACTGACCGGCCACTTTGAAAAGAACCATGTTCCGGCAAACAAAGGCAAGAAAGGCTGGTGTGCGCCAGGAAGCGAAAAAGGCTGGTTCAAAAAAGGCCACATCCCGCACAATTCCGTGCCAGTCGGAACCGAAGTAATGACAACGGACGGCTACCTAAAAATCAAAATCGCCGAGCCAAACACCTGGAACTTCAAGCACATAATGGAGTGGGAAAAACACAACGGCAAAGTGCCGGAAGGCCACCTGATCACCTTCAAAGACGGCAACCACAGAAACTGCAACATCGAAAATCTGATGTGCATAACAAGGTCAGTCCACGGAATCCTGAACCACGAAGGCCTGCGTTCCGCCACCCCAGAACTGACAGAAACCGCCGCCACCCTGGCACAACTAAAGCACCGAATCAGAGAAATCAAAACCGAAACCAAAGGAGACTAAATCATGCTGATTTTTACGCTGAAAAAAGAATGGTACGAGAAAATCAAAAGCGGTGAAAAGACAATCGAATACAGAGAAGTAAAGCCCTATTGGAATCTGAGAATAAATAAAGAATTTCATCTTTATCAGCTTCCTAGAGATAAAATATTTCGTAATCGTTGTGCGATAAGAGGTTACGGCATATTTACAGATTTTACATACGGGTTGAAAGTTGCTAATAGGCCTTTACCTATATGCAAACTCCGTCTAGGCTACACCAACAGGTATCTAACCGCCACCATCACCAAGATTGAAATTGTTGACGGCAACAACAGTGACCTGCACATAAACAAGCCCGTATACGCAATACATCTAGCAGATATAAGAGAGGAAAAACAATGAAAAAACGAAATCGAATGTTCGTAGAATGGTATGAAAAAAAAGGCTGTGGCTATCTAAACCTCATAGGAAAAACAGAAGAGGAAAAGTTAGAGTGCGCCTTTGTGGAAGGAATGAAAGTCGTTCTGACATGCGAGAAATCTTATCAAAAAGGCATGAAAGAAATGCTTTTCAAAAAGGAAAAATAAAATGGAAAAAGAATCAATAATCACAGAAAATTACATCGACGAAAACAGCGCAAAAGACTACCTCGAAGCCTCGTATGAAGGCCTGGATTTGCTCCCCAAAATCCCAGAAAAACTAAGCGAAACCGACGCAGCCGCCGTTCTAAATGTCTCAGAACCAACAATCCAGAGAATGGTTCAATCAAAAGAAATTAAGCTGGAAAAACAGGCAATTCTCGCATATATACACGCAAAAATGCTCGTAAATCGGCCCTTAAAACTAGAAATAACGCCGAAAAAATCGCTCCAGATAGCCCCAAATAATCCCAAATAGCCCCGGAAAAAATGTCACTTTTTCCTATAATTTTTCATCAAAATTTTTTGAAAGTGACAGTTTTTTTTCAATATAGGCTCTTTTGTCGGTACTGTAGATTTTTTTGATCACAAGGTTTTTGGTTTTGCCGAAGTTGTTTTCTGGAACAAAGAAAACGGACGAAAATTCGCTTACCGTTCTTTCATGGGACCTCGCCGTCGCTTTATTCCCCACAACATGAAGACAGGCTTTTGCGCCAGCTTCAACAAAAAGCGTTATATCCGGGTGAGCTGGGATCATCAGCGTGACAGGCTCTCCATGATTTTCAATTTAAAGGGCGATTCTTCAAGGCCTTCGACACAGGCTGCTTTTGTG